CGCTTTTTTTTGCGTCCTGTTTTTTGTAAATGTTTTCGGGAACGTTCCGGTGATAGAACAAAAAACAACCTGATTCGACACTAAAAATTTTTATTTCTCAACATATCAATAGCTTATAGTGGTGGTGATGGTGCCATAAAAATCAAAAAATGCGCCTTTTTCCGCGCCCTCCCGCCCCGTGGACAGGCCACCCCCACCAGGAGTACCTACAAAAAAGCCGGATTGCTCCGGCTTCTGTCACTCGTTGCTTAAAACGGTATGTTATCCCCGTACGGATCATCGTTACCCGCCTGTTGTTTTGCCCTGTTCAGTGCGTCAGTAGCCTGGCCCTGCTGGCCTTTTTTACCACCTGGTCGCGCCGTTCTGGCACTGATTACGCTGTCAGCGATAACCTGCCACCCCTGCCGCGTTTCGCCGTTCTGGCCTGTCCACTGGCTCACCTGCATGTTACCCGCCACGCTCACCAGTTCGCCTTTGTGGTGTTTTGCCAGTGCGTCGGCCTGTCTGCCAAACGCCAGGACGGATAACCACATCGTCGCCGTTCCGTCATCGGCCTGGCTGCACGGCAGGGGGATAGCCATACCCGCCATCGCCATTTGTGTACCCTTGCTGGTGGTCTTTAACTGTGGGTCAGCCACCAGCCGCCCGTAAGCGGCTATCTGTGCTGTCATGATTCCACCTCTCCGGTTTTAATGTTGATGGTTGTTACCTGTTCCGCTTCGGCAATCTCCCGTTCTGTCAGCGTGGCAAAGTTTGCCGCCGTCGTGGTCATGAATGCGCTTATCAGTTCGGGATGTGCTTTCGCGTATCCTTCCCCGGCGTTGCGGTCGATGATTTTTATCGCCACCCTCAGCCAGTGTTCTGTCAAATCAAGGGCGTGAGATTGTGGTTTTTTGGCGTGCTTCGTTGTCACAGGCTTTACCTCACAGCAATAAAATAAAATTTTTGCATTTCAACCCTTCACCTGTTCACCTTTTGCAATTTTCCCTTTTTATTCATAATGTTAAGGGGTGAACAGTTTCACAAAAACTATTCACCAACTGTTCACCACTGTTCACCCTTAAAGCTCAATAAAGAATCAAAAAGGTGAACAGTGAATAGTTTGGTGAACAGTTCATAAACAACTGTTCACCCTATAATATACTGATATAAAAGACATTTATTGCAGGGTGAACAGTGGTGAACAGTTATTCCATAAGTTTAATTTTTTCCATCGTCATTTGTGACCGATGCACATGATGGCATCCAGTCTTCTGAATCCTCTGTCAGGGTCACATTTGAACGCAAACCGTGCTTCGTTTTCCGTTTCATATACTCCCTGCCATATTCCGCCATTGCCCCCGGCATATCTTTACCGAAGCGCGTCAGTGTTACAGGTTTACCGAATCCGTGTGCCCTCATATATGCCAGATAGGCGTGATAAAGATACCTGCGCGGACTGAACGGAATAATTTCGGCATTACCCACTAACAGACCATCACACATTACCGACGACATGAGATAGCCGCAGAAGTCCACCAGCGAATCGCCCTCGCGTTTTATCACCAGAGCTTCTTCTGATTTCTGCTGCTCATACAGCAGGCGTTTAGCTTCGTCCTGGTCAGAAAAACGAGTAAGCAGGTGGCGAATCACAACCGCCAGCTCTCCTTCTATTTTTTCTGCCAGCATGGGGTCGCGTTCGTTTTCCGGTACAACCTCCGAAAAATTGAATATCACCCGACGACGTGAAATCCCCCCGCTGCGGTCACTGAATGACATGGCGTTATTGTTCACCGCCAACACTACCGCCTGAATGCGTGTTGAGTAGGGGGCTTTATGCTTCGGGTCGATTGCCACCTTGTCACCGCCTGTAATGGCCTTAATTCCTGCGCCATCACCAGCGTAACGGGTCATATCCGGCATGATAATCAGCGAAAAGCCAACCACTAACGCGCGTTCCCTGGCATCTTCCAGCGCCTTCATGCTTGCCGATACCGTGTTGGCCTTACCCGCCAGCATGGTGCAAATCTCCGCCATCACGCTTTTACCACTTCCCCCTGGACCTGTTACCTCAATGAATAACTGCCAGTCGTACCGGTTCGCCAGCACCATGAATAATGCAGCCAGTACGCGATCCGCCTTGCGGTCATTCTCAGCCACCGAACGGCGTAACCACTTCCAGAAATTCGGCGCATGTGTTGCCAGCGTTTCCCCCTCTGCTGGTGGGCTGAAAGGTAATTCACTGGCAATTAACAACCAGTCGTTTTTGTTATGCTCCCGAAAATCGCCTGTCCGGGTATCAAAAACACCGTTACTGAATCCAATCAGGTTACGGGCTGTATTCCCCATTACAGGCAAACTTAACTTCATGGTATCAACCGCCGATTTAATGGCGTTCTGCGAATAGCTGATCTCCGCATCAATGAAAATCTGTGCCATAGCTCGCTGTAATTCTTTATCCTGTACTGGCACCCATACAACGCCGTTGTAATAGTGAACAGTGTCAGAGTCAGCATGAATCGCCAGTTCACCGCCATAATGTGCCAGGAGAACTTCGCCGCGTTGACTTGCTCCCATCTGGTTAAGCGCCAGTGATGAAGCGTTATCGTCTTTTACCCGCTCTTTTTTCTTTACAGGCAGTTCAACTACCTTTTTCTTTTCCGCCTGCTCTGCCCGTTCACGTTCCAGATATTCGCGCCAGTTCTCCCGTTTCTGGCTGTGCATTCCTTCAGGGTAATAATCAGCATCCCTGACACCTGCCGCTGCCAGTTTCTGCCCGATGGTATTAACAAGCCCCGGACGCAATAACCCCGCCTGGTAGAGACGCACGCGATAGCGTCCGTCCGGTACGATTTGCAGGTTGTCCAGTTCGGCAAGTTGTTGCTCTCCAAGCCAGACAGGTGGCACGTTATCGCCAGCCAGTCGCCCGTCCTGTTCCTGCCACTGCTTCGCATGTGCCCACGCATCACTACCCGCAAAAATGATGACTTCCGTCATTTTGTCACGCGGCTGGTGTTTTAAATTTGGCGCTTTTTTCATTTCTGCTCTCTCCACGCGGCAATCATGTTTTTCAGTTCCTGTAGTTTTTTATCCACATCCACACGTGACACACGGTTATTTCTGAAAGTCGGGATTTCCCGCCGGAATCTGCAAATAAAGATCTCCACGTTCAGCGAACTAAGAAATGAATAGCCATCACGGATAAAATACACACGGTCAAACATCAGTTTTTTTACCGTTACTCTGTTACCGTTCTTATCCAGATAAATAGCGCCGGGGACAATTTTAGGGTGTGCATAACCGCTGGCAGTCAAGCCAGATAAATACGTTCTCATGATTATTTATCCCCGATTTGAATCAGTATTCGCTTTCTTTATAGCATTTAATGCATCTGTGGCATTTTCAATGGTGCACCGTAACGAAATATCAAAATGTCCAAGCATTGCCAGTAACAAACCGATATTACCCATATCAATGCGCATGGCCTTTTCGTCATAGTCCTCATTTTCTGACGCATGCCACATCAGGCTACCAATTGACGCAACAGCCATTGATATATTGTTAGTAGCCCCATCCGCAGCGGAATAAACCTTTTTAGCAATATCATGCTCACAGTTAAAATGCGTATTAATCAGGTACTGGTAATTGGTCATGTCAGGCATGGAACACCTCCTGACGAATACGGGCGGCGAATACAGCAACACAACCGGACGGGCAACGGCTACGCGCTTCGCGTTCCGTCCAGGCGGTGACGTGGATGATTTGAGATTCTGACGCGCCAAAGATGATAAAGCGCCAGATAAAGGCGGTTTGAGAATGTACAAGGGTAGGGGTAGTAGCCATGTTGGCAGCCTCCTTGATTGATGGAATGTAACCACCGCAGGAGGTGAGAAGCTCGCTGGCGGTGGACTGTACAGGGTTCTCACAACTGGCAATCAAGGGAACCAGCCTGACCGAAGTCAGCCCCATACAGCCCACCATTGTATAGGTGTGCGTGTGCGCCGATACAAAAAAAGACGCGTGCGGCGTCTGTATCGCCTCGATTGTCAGCGGGGTGAGAATCCCGGCACCCGTTTTATGAGGTGCGCGGGAATCATAGCCATTTTTGCTGGTGGCGATCAACTGGTTTTTCATACCCGCTTTATTCAGGTTGTGCGAGTCCCGCCCTTGCGGGTGTGTGGTATGATTTCTCATAGCTACCTCGATACTTTCGCTATCGTTGGTGGTCAGAGGCTGCGAAAGGACGGCAATCCTTTTCAGCCTCGTTTGCATTGAGTGATAAACACTCAGCTGGATTCCAGTATAATCACTAAGTGGAATCCACTTCAAGCGTTTTGTTTTGGTCTTTTTCGTGTATACTGGATTCCAGTAATCACAAAGGGAACCAGAAATGGAAAGAGACCATATCAATAACAAATCACAGAAATTACAGGCTCGCGCCCCGCATGAAGTTGTTGAGGCTATGGAGCAAGTAAAAGAAACAGGCGAGAGCACTGCGCAATTTATCGTTACAGCCATGCGAGGCGAGATCAAACGCCGCCAGCGCCGTAAGGCCAAAGAATCAGAATAATCACTATCAGCGCCGTGGTGTGAGGTACTACGGCGCATTGCTTTACAGGGCAGTATCATGACCAACAACACACTATCACCAATACAAGACACGCAAACGCAAGATGATGAAATCATCCGGCAAAGGCAGTCAGAAGCCTGCGCCAGACTTGAGGAAGAACTAACCAGAACAAAAATACCACCACCAGCGCCGCGCTTAGTGCCACCAGAAAAATTTGCCCTTGAAGATTTTGTCGATAAATACCCACGGCGGCTTAAATCCGGCAAAAACCGACCGCCAGGATGAGTGCACAAAACCGAACTATGAAACGGATTATTCCGTTTCCGGGGCGTTTGTGTGTGTATAAAGAGTAAGCTATGCTCTTTTATAGCCATAATCGTTACCTCAATTAATGGTTTGGTTAGACGCCCCGCTACTGCCGCAAACAGTTCGGGGCGTTGTCGTTTACATCCTCTTACTGAGGTGTGATTTAAATTAAATTCAACTGAATCACAGGCAAAGTGTTTTTTGTGATTCTTTTTTGTGTATACTGAATCACATCTTTTGTTTAGGAGAATGCACATGGCAAAAAACACTATCAACGACAAATCAAAACAGATTTCAATTCGTATCCCACATGATGCTTTTGATGGCATGGAATCCGTAAAACTGGACGGCGAAAGCAACGCCGGATTCATAGTAACCGCCATGCGCGGGGAGATCGCCCGCCGCCAAGCAGAAGGAAGCAGTGAAAATCCTCTGATTTCTTCTCTCGATGCATTGGCGCAAGTGGAAAAAATTGGTATTAAAGCTACGGAAGAACTCGGGCAACTTATCGCCATCGCTCGTGAAGAACTACAGCGCCGCAAGGCCAAAGAATCAGAATAAAAACCACCAGCGCCGTGGTGTGGGGAATCGCGGCGGCAATCATAGGAGTAAAAGATGTTAAAATTAAAAAAACATGTACCAATGATGGTTGCTTTAATTATCACAATCTTTCTCTTAATATCATGCTTTGAGAAAAATAGTCTTTGCTCAAACGATAAGGGCGATTTATTACGGCGTGCTTGCGATGTAGAGTTGAAAAAAAGTTGAGCACTACCTAACCGAGACAATGCCGTAGTTCCTGTAATCACAGGATCGCTCAGGCTTTGCCCACCAGCCGCAAATATGGCATTGTTGGCGATGCTCATGCGTTGGGGATAACGCGCAATTTGTGTTGAAGGGCCACCGTGACAGGTGGCCTTTTCTTTGCCTGTTATCCGGCAATTGTGGCGCTTCTTCACACAGTTGATATAATTCCCCTGCACTGATCCAATTTTTTCGCAGCAGGTTAATTGTTCGCAAGGGCGCTCCGGCAACGGGGCGCTTTTTGTTTTTACCCACCAGCACAATAAAAATCTTCATTTTCCATTTTTGTAAAATTTCATGCTTTCCGGACGACGGGCTATATGTCATTTTTTAGCAGAAGATTTTGCCTTGCTGGTGGGTAGCTTCTCGGTTAACACGATGTACCGTATAATCAGCACCGCGTGTGGTTACTGAATACGCTCACCAAAGTAAAACTCAGGCTGATATTCACGTATCAGCCTTTTTTCTTCTTCCTCCAGTTCACGTTTTTTGCGCTTACATGCCTGTAGCGCCCTCCCCTTCTCGCTGGCACTTATCTGGTATTGCTCTTTGCGGCGGGAAAAATCCTGTAATGCACCCCACGGGATACCATAAGCCCCCGTTTTTCTGATACCCAGTATCACATTTCTGAATACCCAGTTACTGAAACGATGGGCGAATGTGCCTTGCGTCGTTGCTTTGCGGCTACGGGCTATTAGTTTGTAGAAACCTGACTCAGAGATAATGCTCATATTCTGATTTCCTCCTGGGGTGTAAGTTAAATTTACTCCCTTTTCATCATCATCAAGCATCTGCAACGCCGTACGCGAATTGGTCAGTTCCAGCGCAGCGCAGACATCCTTTGCAACAAACCACGGATCGCCGTTCAGATACACCACGCGAACGTTCACACTATCAAAGCGCAGAACGACCAGATCACGAAAATCACAGATTTTTTTACATGACGTGCGTCACCCTTGCCCGTCACGGCAATATTTTTATTCATTTCTTTTTTACCTCACATACAAAAAACCCCGCATTGCACGCGGGGTATGAAAGATATTATTAGTGGGGATTGGCTTGTTCTCGTTGTTTATCTAACCATGCTTCTACATCTCTACGGTGCCAGGTATGTCGTCGTCCAATTCTGAACGGCTGAGGAAAACCATTATTCTCATCTTTCCAGAAATTGATGAATGCACTCATTGCTCCATATCGCAAGATTTTCATTACGTCTTTAGTAAATAAAATATCTTCATTGGTATTCATTTGCTGAACCTCCTCAACCATTTACAACTCTTAAACCTTTCATACCACCGGATCTATTAATTACCCCTTTTCTCGCATCATCAAAAAAATCACCGACCCATTGCATCATGATCTTACGCTGTTCTAGATAAATAGTTCTATTATAAATATCTCTTATTTTATCACCACTTTTATGCGCCAATGCAGCCTCGATTACATCGGGGTTAAATCCCTCCTCATTTAAAAGCGTACTCCACATTGAACGAAAACCATGTAACGTTACAATCCCTTTGAACTTGCTGGCAGCAATTGGGGTCTTGATAGTATTCCTCCCCATAGGCGCATCTTTTGTTCTGGAGGAAAAAAACACATAACGCCCTCTTTTTATTTCCTGCATTGTTCTGAGGATACTAATAGCCTGTGATGACAAGGGAACAACATGTTCACGATGGCATTTCATTTTATGCGCGGGGATAATCCACAAGCCAGAATCAAAATCAATCTCTGACCACTCTGCTTTAATCGCCTCACCTGGCCTGACCATTGTCAATATCTGGAATAAAAGTGCATTATGAGCTATTTGATAGGTATGAGGCACACTATCCCACCAGCTCAGAAATTCAGGCAATCTTTCAACAGGTAGTGCTGCTAATGATTTATTTTTCTTTCCTGTGAATGCAGTCTTTATCTTAAGTAATGGATTTGTTTTCAATGTTCCACAATTTACAGCATAATTCATAATTTCATTTAATCTTGATATTAATTTTTTTTGCAACGCATTCTTATCGGATACGGCATCCAGAGCATTAATAGCTACTGGTGCTGTAATTTTTTCTATACTGTACTTACCAAAGAAAGGAACAAGATATTTGTATACTTCATATTCGATATTATACAGCGTAGGTTTCCGCAATTCAGATCCCTTTTTAAAAGCGAACCATGCATTAGCAACAGCTTCAAATGTCTGTAGATTTTTTAGTGACATCTCAATTTTACGATTTTTCTTCTCCGTCACTGGATCAACTCCACGTGCAATCATTCGCCGAAGTTCATCACGTACTTCCCGTGCTTCCGCGAGTGAGAATTCAGGAAAACGTCCTATCGTGTATGTCTGCCGTTTCTTCGTTATCGGATGGCTATAACGGAAACGCCACACTTTCCCACCGGCTTTACTCACATTCAGCAATAAACCGAACCCATCATAAACGGCATAGTCCTTTTCACGTGGTTTCATCCCCTTAACTTCAGTCACGGTTAATGGCTTTACCGACATCTATCGCCCTCATTTTTTAGTCCGTCATGTAGTCCATTCAAGCCAATAACAAGCGATAAACTAACTCATTATCAAGCAAAGAGAGGAAACTCATAAAATCACAACTCATTGAAAAGACTATGAAACGACACCAGAACATACAAACAGGTAAGAAATGTACCCTACATCCAAAAACTTGCTATTCTGGAATTTCGGGGGGTTCCGGTGATACTGCCATCCGCCGCTGCCCGTTCGCCTTCCCGCAGCCAGATCCCCTGGTTATTCAGTTCACGCTTCTGTTCCGGAGCAATCAGGCCGCGGCAGTGCGGACACATCAGGCGGGCCGCCTGCCCGGCAGCCACAAAATCAGGGTTATTCCGGTAACCGGTCATGTTATCCATCACCGGCTGAAAATATTCCCCGCAGTGCGGACACGGCCAGTACCACCGGCGGCGGTCTCCCCGGTTATACAGTGACAGGATCCCCGTTGTTGGCGGTGCCTCATGTGCGCCACCACAACGCCATTTGGTGTCAGTGATATCCCGCCCCGGTGAACTCTCGACCAGGGTCATCCCCGAGGACATAAAGGTGGTGGTACGCTTTGAGGCCAGCGTGAAGGCATCCCCTTCCCCGTCCACGTTTTCAGGGAAACGGTCATAATCCGTCAGCGCCACACGACGGTAATCCGAAGAGGAAAATACAGTGATCGACGGCCAGCCAATCTTCAGGAAGGAGCCGTCAAGAAACATTTTATCGTGGACGTTGTTGTCATTACGGGAAGGACTGAGGCGCTTGCTGACCTCCGGACTGTGGCGAAACGTCCTGGAAAGACGCGTTCTGGAATGCTCACGCGCCTTCGTCTCAGTCATCTGCACCACCAGCATATCCGCCGGATCACAGATGATGCCGTACACAATCCAGCCATCAATCAGCCCTTCGGTTTTCCCGGTTCGCGCAGGTCCGACAAACACCACCGCGTCATATTCACGGGCTGATAATGTATTAATGGGGTCTATCATATAGGGCGTCAGCGATGACTCCCACGGACCGGAAGTATTGGCTCCCCGTGGTACCCGCATATAACGCCTGATGGCTTCCGCTACTGGTAACCGGCCAGGTGGGCGAAACAGCGAGGCCACTTCGCGCCAGATATCGGATGCGCGGCTATGGCTCTCGTTCACCTGATTCACATATCGGCCTCATCACAGCAGTCAATGACTGCCTTTTCCAGTGTGTCGCGGATCTCATCAACCACAATCTGTACTTCATTCAGTTGTGATGCGGTCCACCCCCTGTCCCTCTCCAGCCGGTCAGGCCAGGTTTCCAGTACCTGAACTATCGCTTTCACCACGACAGAAAAGGACCGCCTGACATCACTGACTGGCACAAGCTGACCAGTTTCCTGCTCAAATTTCAGTCGGTCACGTTCTGACTGGTACCATGCTTTACGCGCATGAGGATCCATTTCCTCGTTATCTACAGGCAGAGGAGCTTTCATCAGCTCGGCAAGGATATCTGTCAGTCGGTACAGTTTGAGATTGCTCTCATGACCACCGGTTGGGCTTATGTTTTTTACCCGAGCCGCAACAGTCTGTCGATGAGCACCGGATAATGCGGCCAGTTGGGAAATATTCAGATGCAGATTTTTTAATTCACGATCCATAACTCCCCCTGAAAATTATGTAAATACACGCCAGTGATGAACAAAAAACAACCAAATTCGACACTAAAAATTTTTATTTTTCTATATATCAATAACTTACACTGGTGGTGATGGTGCCATAAAAATCAAAAAATGCGCCTTTTTCCGCGCCGCCCGCCCCGTGTTCAGGCCCACCCCACCAGGAGGACCCGCAAAAATGATAATGGTTATCATTTTAATGTAATCCGGTTTCTTCCACCATCGCACCGGACAGGCGACTATGAGGGGACAACGCCGCGCTCCGTTAACGCGGTAAACCCCGGTGTGTATCGTTTTTGATTATCCCCGCACACTCGCGCAGAGGAGTCTCCCTGTCGGGCTGCGGTCTCTGTTAATGAGGGAATACAGCGACGATACGGCGCATCAGCAAAACTTAGTTCAGGCACTGAGTGCGGATATATTCCTGCGCCCCTTCCAGCTGCTTCTGCATTGTCATCAACCGTTCTCTGAGGATGAAATAATCCCGTTCAGCGGTGTCTGCCAGTCGGGGGCCGGTTGCATTATCCACGCCGGAGGTGCCGGTGGCTTCACGCACGGTACCGTGGCAGGTGGCGTTGATCCGCAGGCGCTTACGACCAGCGGCAACGTCAGCGCGAAGAGTTTCATTTTCAGCTCTCGCATCGGCTAATTCCCTCGAGTATTTTGCATCGAGCGCAGCAACATCACGCTGGCGCACCTGCATGTCAGTAATGGTGGCATTCGCCTGTTCCAGCTCTCTGGCTTTTTTATCGCGCTGCGCTTTGTAGGTGATGGCGTTATCGCGGTAATGATTAACAGCCCATAACAGACAGACGATGATGCAGATAACCAGAGCGTAAATAATCGCGGTTACTCTTCTCACTGATCTATCCCCCAACAAGCTAATGCGCTTTCCTGGTCACGACGAATAACCTGTCCGTAGCAGTTATTTGAACGTGTGCGGCAATCACGCCCACCGTCCTTAATCCACCAGCGAATCGACTCACAGGCACCTTTACGATCACCGGCATTAAGCCGCTTATAAAACGTCGACGGGAGACACTTACCGGGGCCAATGTTATACGGGCAGAATGACGCAATACCCGCTTTCTGGGGTTCAGTCAGTGGCACTTGGATGTTTTTCTCCACCCATGCCAGCGCCTTATCACGCTCAATGGCGTTAACCTGGTCGCATTTTTCCTTCGACAACTTCATGCCGGGGACGACAGGCTTACCATCCACCCGGGTGGCACCACGGCAGATGGTCCAGATACCCGCACCATCACGGTATGCCGTGGTGTGGTTACCTTCTTTTTCGTCAAGAAACTGGTCGAGGATTTCAGGCGCAGAAGCACCTGCAGCAATCAGCGCCAGAACGACCGCTGATAAACCATAGCGGAATTTCCTGCTCATCAGCTTACTCTCCCCGCGCCGCCTTACGACGGTCTTCTTTAATCTTGAAATACAGGTTCGTCAGATATGTCAGCAGCCCAAACAGCAGACTCCCCAGCACGCCTATTGCCGCCCACTGAGACGGGGAAACCCTGTCCAGCAACTGCAGGAACCAGTAGCCCGTTCCCACCGCTGACGTGGTGTATGACACACCTGTTGTGATTTTTTCCATCTGGTACATACCCCGTCTCCCGCAATCCGGAAGCTCACAACAATATAAAGACCACCGGCACACACCGATGGTCCCTTGCGCATGCTTACATCATCATGTCGCTGTCAGGTGTGGGTTCACCGCTATCTGAAGCACTCCCCTCACCCGCGATGCCTTCCGGCTCCGGAGCTGCCGGTGCGCCCAGCAGTTCATCCAGAATGGCATCCACTTCTGCATCAAGACGCGCTTCCAGGTTATGGCGAAGTTTCTGTTTCAGTGCGCTCAGGACTTCTTCAGAGCGCAGGACTTCCTTCACTGCCTCTGCAGTGACCAGGGATGTAATTTCTGACATGGGATTTTCTCGTTGAAAGGGGTTATTAAGGAGTAATGGGCTCTTCGGGTTTGCTTCCGGCTGACTGACTGGCGCTGATTTTCTCTGCGGCCCTTTTATCAATCTGCCTGCGCCAGCAATCGCGCACTGCCCTGTACCCACCCGAAAGAAGATACAGCACACAGACCACCGTACAGAAGTACAGCATCAGCTGATGAATAAACGTCATAGTTTCTTACCGTTATGGTTGACTAAGTAAACAGTTTTCGTTTAAAAATGCCAGTGACGAAAGTGATGGTATCTTTCCTTGATTCTCCATGAATCTCACACCGCCGGTTGTCTCAGGCAACTGGCGGCTTTTTTATCATGCCGCGGCATCCGCGTTGTTCACTTCCACCGCAATGCTGTCAATCAGCACCGGGTAAGTCGCACTTTTGGTAATATCTGTCACATGCAACTTATCCGCCGAAAATGCACTGACCGGTGACTGCGTCAGCGTGAACGGTGTGCCATCCTGACCATCAATAACCGGCGTCACCTGAAGGCTGTTATTCCCGGCAAAGCGGAAAGCCAGCGTATGCCATTCGTTATCAAATGCGCCAAAGCTTCCCAGTTTCAGGTTATTTGTCGCCACCTTCGCATTGTGGTACATCACATTCAGGTCTTTTGCATCTGTCTGGATGTAAAACGCTGCCAGCAGATTATTCCCTGCATCCCCTGTCAGGGTGACACCCTGCGGCAGAGAGGAAACCGGCCAGTAAAGTGCAATGACATACTGATTTGCTACCAGTTCACCGGATGCCTTAAAGCGGCAGCTGATTAAACCGCCATTTTTCAGCAGTTCAGCGCCAGTACCGGCATCATGCTCCAGATACCATGACCCCACTCCTGTCTCCTTGCTCAGCTTCATCGCGGTACCACCTGTTGCACCTTCATCGGCAACAATTTCCGCTTTACCTCCGCCAGCACTCCAGCCCTGTTCGGTCAGCCTCCCTTCAGACTCACTGGCACGGTAAGACAGCAGTGTTGTTGTGCTTACCGCTTCATTTTCTGACGGTGATGGCGTCGGTGCGCCAGTTTCAGAAGATGGAGCATCGACTTTTACTGTGGTTCGTCCCGCATGAATCAGAATCGCCGTTGCCAGACGGTCGGAAATAATCCCCCGGCGTGCCCAGGTGCTGAAATGGCTCGCCCTGTCCTGTGACGTCCAGGTGGCTGAGCTGTCACGCCATTTCGAACCGTAATATCCGATACCCGGAATGTCCGGGTCTTCTTCCGGTTTGTTCGTCGGCACATTCACCCCGTTCTCATCCGTCATGAACGGTACGAAATGGATATTCTTTTCCGTTTTGTTTTTATAGCTGCCGTACACCGTCTGGTACGTGGATTCGTTCTTCTGCTTCCAGAAATACGTCGTGTCCCCGCATATCCAGGGAACACCACCAGCAGAGCCACCGACGCACTGGCCTGCCATATCCGCCAGGTCTGCACGGAATTTATCAACCAGCGCGCCAAACTGTGCGGCGTGATTTACCGGCGTACCGCCAAAATCAAATTCCCCCTGCATCCACACCACGGCAAACAGCACATTTTTCGGGTTCTTCTTCAGTGCTGCTTTTGTTCGACCGATAAGGTCCTTATACAGCGGCTTGTCCACACCCCAGCGGGTTGAATTCTCCGAGGCACCGCCAGCGTCACTGTATGTGCCATCAGCTCCGGTGGTGAACGCTGAACCACCACGACAGCACGGAACCAGCAGAATACCCGCATTCGCCGGTATAAACGGCAGCAGTTTTTTGGCGATATGCAGCCCCTGCCCCACGGTACCGTACTGCCCCTTTGACAGGTCCGCTTTCGGATGGTTAAGGCGGCTCATGTCCTGCACATCATGCAGACAATGGTCCGCCGGAATGATGTCGTTATACTTACAGGCGGCACCGCCCGGTGTCACCGTACTGCGGCGCGCCAGCTGCTTAATACGCGGGTCCGGACGGTCATATGTCTCCGGCAGCGGAAGACCTTCACCATACGACATGCCGTTTGACTGCCCTGCCAGAGCCACAACAAAGTAATACTCCGGGTCGCTGGTGGCGCTGATTACTGCACCTTCTCCACCTGTCGGCTTCACCACAACAGGTGTGCTCACATCACCTTCTGCGACAATCGCCTGAATAAGTGCTGCACCATCATCCGTATACGAAGAAAACGGCCCACCGTATGGTTGCCATCCTTCACGAATTTTTTGCGCAAGTGCATCAGCAAGGTCTGACGGCGATGCCGCCCTGACCACATCGTAATGTTTAAATGTCATGAATCCTCCCGGTCGGGATAATGTTGTTAGTCGGATAAGGAGCGGGCTGAAGTCCGGAAGTTACAGGACAATGACAGGAGGAAGACTACAGCCCGCAATACGAAAAAGGCCACGCAGTTGCGCAGAGTGATTACTGTCGGGTATTATTCGCCAGCTGAAATATTACTTCACGTTTTGTTGTTTATTCCTTGCCGCCCGCGTCTCCCGGCGCGGGCTTTTTTTTTTTTTGCCCACAAGAAAGCCCCTCCGGAGAGGGGCTGATGTATGCGCTATGTACCGTTCATGCATGGTGCCGGGTGCCTCCCGGTGAGTTCAGTATCAGCACCTGAACCCGCACAGAAAGGATAGAGGTAAAACAGAAACACCTGTGACGCTGATATGCCCCGCCGCTCAGGGGGATTCACCATGCAGGATTTTTTTTAACAAATTCTCAGTCGGGCAGACAACCTTCAACTGACTGAATTGTGACATTGATTACACTGTAACTACATTGCTGCACACCACGAAACCAGCAATGCTTCTGATATTAATTAAACTGCACTTCAGCAAATCCTGAACCTGACGCACAGGTATTTGATTTGATTGTTACCGTCATTCCTGTTAACTGTGCGCTTTGCAGTAGCGGTTGCAGATTCCAGCGGTTAGTCCAGTACTCTTTCCCGGCCACTTTTACTGTGAATGTATCATTCTCATTATACTTAGAGAACTCAATTTTACCTTTTGCACAATCAGCTGCCATTGCATTAACAGAAACAAAAGCAAATAAAGCCGCTACAAATATCTTCTTCATATTTAACTCCTGTTATTCTCCGGATGTATTTAAAGAGTGGGCCCTGCGATTCAGAAAAGCAGCTGCGGTATTACTTTCCCATAAAGTATTGTTTATCCTTATAACTGGCCTGTCGCCAGTTATCTGACATTCTGGTTGTATCTCTTCATTCACGGCGCGAACGGAACGCGCCCCCTGATGATGGCAATTCAGTATAACCGCCACTGTGCCCAGTATCGCTGATATATTATTAAAGGATATTCGCCCCACTCTGACACCCCCCTCTCCCCGAAACTCCGGAAGCACATTGCTGATTCTCCCCCAGTTCAGTGTGAGGTCCACTTCTTCCGGTGTCATCGTATACACAGGAGCAGTTTCAGACAGTGCCTGACGAAATTCTCTCTGTATCTGCCTGAAGCGTAAGGCTTCTGCTGTGACAGTGACAAAACGCAGAACTGCTCTGGATGCATCTCTGGTCATTGTATTACCACTGAACTCCATTAACGCCAGATATGATGAAACCAGTGAGTGACGACTGATTTGCATTCCGGAACGTTCCAGCGCTGCGACACGTTGCAGAGTGGTATAACTGCTGTCCGTTGTCATGGAAACCGTTGTCACACCGGGCACTGATATATGTGTAAAATCTGAAAAACGGTAGAAAGTATTTGTTGCCGTATTAACGAACCCAGCCACATATAAATTATTTTGCTCAATAATCAGACGAAGATGGTCAAAACGCGCCTGATAGACATCAAGCCCTCGTATATCCACAGCAAAATAACTGCCCGGTGGGGTGTGGTTAATAACAGACACCGATGTGGTCCCCTGAGATATATGTTCAAGAGGGGTCGATATCTCTGTCCGTATACTATTTAACGAAGAGACATAACTTTGTTGGGTCGAAAAGTCTATCATAAACTCCCGGGAATAGGATACCGAAGAAAAACCCAGTAACAGGCACAGTACCCATTTAAATAATATACACTTCATATACAGGTGTTCCTTTTGGCTGAAGTAATCAGCACCAGACCCGGCGCAGATATAAAAAAGGCCCGCAAAAGCGAGCCAGAAAAAATAAGTATGGCGCGTTGTACTGGATTCGAACCAGTGACCGATTGCTTAGAAGGCAATTGCTCTGTCCGGCTGAGCTAACAACGCTGAATACCGATAATGGACCGCCATCGAGGACTCGAACCCCGCGCAGCCAGCTTCGAAGGCTGGCGCTCTATCCCGATGAGCTAATGGCGGTATGTGATATGGTGGCCCTTGCTGGATTTGAACCAGCGACCTGGCGATTATGAGTCGCTCGCTCTCACCACTGAGCTAAAGGGCCGGGCGCAGGATAATAACGGTACGTAACTAATCCTGCAATATCATCCGTTCTGACTGACTAAATCCTGAACTTCCCTGACCGTCTGCTCAAAACGTTCAGTCTCCAGCTCAACGCCAGTTACACGACGCCCCAGCGCCATCGCTGCTTTGACTGTCGAACCTGACCCCATGAAGAAATCTGCAACCAGGTCACCCGGACGACTGCTCGCACTGATTATCTGCTGCAGCATTTCTGCCGGTTTTTCGCACGGATGTTTCCCGGGATAGTACTGCACCGGTTTATGCGTCCACACATCCGTGTACGGCACCTGCGCCGTCACGCCAAAATACCGCCGCAGATGCTTATATTCACTCTGCAGTTCCGCATACTGCCGGTTCAGTGAAGTATACGTCTCCAGCAGCTGGTGGTGGGGCTTTTCCAGTTCACCGCGCTGATGCTTCTCTTCTGCCACCCGGGCAAACAGCGCCTGTAATTTCAGATAATCGCTTTCGTTCGGTAGCTGCCACTGACTGGCACTGAACCAGTGCGACACCATGTTTTTCTTTCCTGTGGCATCCACTATCTGTTTTGCCGTTATCCCCAGGGCAGCGCGCGCATCACGAAAGTAAGCAATCAGCGGAGCCATCACATGCTGTTTCAGTGCCCTGCCCTTCGCCTCATACCTGGCATCTTTCGGACGATACGGCCCCTGATAATGTTCCGCGAACAGAATGCGCTCTGTGGCGGGGAAATACGCCCTCAGGCTTTCCTTGTTGCACCCGTTCCAGCGTCCGGACGGCTTCGCCCAGATAATATGGTTCAGCACACTGAAGCGTTCACGCATCATGATTTCAATGTCAGATGCCAGGCGATGGCCACAGAACAGGTAAAGACTTCCGGCAGGTTTCAGCACCCGCCAGAACTGCGCCAGACACTGGTCCAGCCACTTCAGGTAATCATCGTCGCCCTTCCACTGGTTATCCCAGCCCTCAGGCTTCACTTTAAAGTACGGCGGGTCCGTGACTATCAGGTCAACAGAATTTTCGGGTAACGACCGGATAAATTCCAGGCAGTCAGCGTTGATCAACTCACAACTGGATATTTTTACAGTATTAAACATGGATCATTAAGCCTGTCTCTGATAGGCTCATTCTGCTTTTGCGCAAAGCAGTGGGCCTGAGGTTTGCTTGTGATCCAGACGCATGAGCAGATGGCTGGTGAGTGCCCCTAACACCCACCAGCCGCCCATTTACCACAAATAAAAAAGCCTTCAGGACTGAAGGCGTCTGTAACAACCGAACTGATAGTCTGCCAGACCCGCCATAACCAGCTGGGTCAGTATTAACTGGCAGCGTTCGCGTGAAAGGTAAGTATTCTGTGCAATCTCCCCGACAGTCGCCGGTTCGGTGACGCTTAATTCATTAAACACCACTCTGGCGGTTTCTGTCATATCCTGCTGTTTCAGCATGTCTTTTTCCCTTTTCCGGTTAACGTGACACACCAATAACTCTTGTCAAAAAAGCCAGCAAGCTGAAAGACCGGTATTCACAACCACCAGCGCGTTTACTGTACAGGACCGATTTCAGCCATAAAAAAACCCGCTCGCGGCGGGTTTAAGCTGTGTGGCGAAGTAACCACTCTTAACATACTGACATACTTTTTGCGGACCGCGCTAATCATTTTTTACTTTTTTAGCAGCCAGTCGTCCATCTCCAGTCTTACCCCCAGCACAGACAAACATCCGTCAATAAACCCTTCGGCTATCTGCATCTCAATTCGTATTGCTTTTTCGCTTTTCTTTCTCGTCCTGGCTATCTGTCTTTTTGATATTCGCAACAAATAATGAGCAATGAGAAGCGAATACTCCTCAGGTTTTTTCTGCTTCAGACGAGCAAGACAGTTTTCAATGATAAGTCCGTCATCATCGCAGCAGGCCGGACGTGGTTTAGTGGCAGATGGTAAAAGTCCTTTGAATCCGGCAGCGATCGGAGAATAGTCCACCCCGGTGTTACCACTTGCCGCCCATGCCCCCCAGCGTTCAAGAACCATCTGAATATCACGCATCAACTTTCTCCACAAAATCAGGACAGCACACCAATCGCCAGCGCGCGATCGATAAAACGAAATATCAGCTCCAGCTGGGAGCCATACTTTTCTTCAAATGCCACGGTATCCGCATGCAGCTCGTCGTGATGCTTTCTGCACAAAGGCAACACAAAAAGGTCATGCGCTTTTGTTCCCATTCCACCCTGACCGTAACCTATCAGGTGGTGGGGATCATCAGCGGGCTTTCCACAACATGCACACGGCTGTGTCTTAACCCAGCGCGTGTACTTTTCATTAACCCAGCGGCGACGTTTTGGGCGTAACATAAAAGACTCCGGCGACTCCGGATCCACTTTCAGCGCCAGCACCTTTTTCGCCTTATCCCGGATGATGCTGGTGGCAGGAACCGAAGGCACAAGGTCACTTTCCCGGGTGACAGACGGCACAACAGGCTTCGGTAATCTCAGTGCCTTACGGGCTGCACTTTCCGGTAAGGCATCCGCCAGGTCATTACGAATCAGCCACCAGCACAGTTCCGGCATTGTCACAACGTGACTGTCATCAAAACCGAGATCCCGACGCACAACAGACAACACCCAGCGGGCACAGTTATCCGTTGCCATTGATTCCAGCCGTTCCGTGAACTGGTCACGCAACTGGTTATCGCAGTGCCAGCACAGACGGATTGCGCCCGGCGCATGGCGCGTTGTGGTCATGTTCTCGCTGTGCCAGTCGGAATGAGGCCACTGGCAGCCTTTTTCACGAAGTAACCAGCTTTCAAGACATTCCACGCCACCAGCACGACGGATCACTGCCTCATTGCGGAACACGGCCCGAACGGCAGGATCATCCGCCAGCGGTTGTGATGCCGCCGGAACGGCACCACTGGCGAAAGATGAATAACGCTCCGGCTCAGGCTCCAGCAGGACACGCCCCTGCATAAACAGGGGCATCAGCTCTGAACCTGGCCTGAACAATACGATCCCCATACGCGGGGCAATTTCAGGGGTCAGTAGTGCTCTCACGGCCACCTCAATGAACGGTATCGAGCAGCTTTAACAGCTCAGGAAATCGGGATTCGAAGAAATGCGGCTGCGTCTCGCGCGGATTTGCGGGACTGGTGATGTTCTTGCCGAACATGCAGCCTTTCGCTGTCAGCGACCAGAATTTTTTGATGTTGTTAATCGCGGTACGGCTGTATCGTTCGCGCTGCTCGACGATCCCCAGCTTCACCATCTGGTGATATGCCTGATTAGCCGTCAGGCGGATACCATACTGTTTCAGCAGTGCACTCAGTGACAGTGTCGGGCGACTTGAGCCATCGTGTGCATCAGCAGGAGCATCAATGGCATAGCGCGGTGCCAGATTCGGTAAGCCAACAGCCTCCTGGAGTTTCTGACAGGCACCAAGCACAGATGAGTTAGACAGGTTTAACTCCCGACGCATAAAGTCCAGCAGAATCACACCAGCCTGCATCTTGTCAGCAGCCTGTCCGGATAATTTTTCCGGTGCGCTGGTTACCATGTCGAAAGTACGGATCACCTTCAGATGGAATGACGGGCTGATCCACATTGCATAGGCATACACCAGTTCCTTGCAGACATAAGTTCCCCGTTCATTTCCCCCATGAATCACACTAACCGGGCCAACACCCAAATTCTGGGTGTTGGTCAATTCATGAACAAGTTCAACAGTTTGTTGGCTGGAAAGAAACTTTCCTGGCTCCTTGGTTCTGGCATTTGCACCAGATGCGACTGCTGCGCGATGCAGATCGTTCAGGCTGTAACGCCCATAAGCATCACGACGAACTTCAATACCATCAATGACCATCAGATTATTCATACTTCGTTTCTCCTTTTGCTCAGGCGGCTGCACCCGCCGTTTTCTCGTACTTACTGATAGTGATCTCGACCTTCCCTTCCGGGATAACCGGTCCCCACTCCACCAGCATTCTTCTCACCTGACTGTCGTCTTCCCACACACCCGCGTGGGTCAGGGCGTCAAACAGCGCCTTGTTATAGTTGTCCAGATCGCGGATCCGGTTATCCGGAGGAAACAACACGATCTCCACTGAAGCAGGTGCCGACGTTGGTTTTGGCAGACGACGTAACTGCTCAACTATTGCTGCACACGCCGCGCTCTGGAATTTGCGCCCCGCCGCGCTTATCAGGCTCTTACCTGCAAACGCCCCTTTGTTGGGGTGTCGCCAGTACGTGTTCACGCTGGGCGGGAAAGGCAGAATCAGCTTCATACTTTCAGACCCCTCTCATGTAACCAGTGGGCTGCACGCAGCCTGGCGTTTTCCTCACCGGCAAGCAGTGAGCGGATAATCCCGACCGCCTCGCTGTCGTCGTCCTTCACCGCGGTATGAAGCGTTATCCCCCGGGCCACACCACGCTTTATCGTGATGACGCCTTTTTTCTCCAGTGCGCGAAGATGCTCCACCGCTGCATTCACCGAACGGTATCCCAGCATGGTTGCCACCTCCTGATTGGTTGGCGGAAAGCCACGCTCTTTCTGATAAGAAATCAGCATATCCAGCACCTGCTGCTGGCATTGAGTTAACGTCGTCATGCCGCCATCTCCCTGACCAGTTTTTCCGCCTGCTGGCGAACCTGCGCCAGAAACACCTCACCACATGCCTCAAGTTCATCGCGCCCGATGTAGCTGATTGCCGGTCCCTTCCAGGTCTTGTCGAAAACAGCAATAGCACCAGCGAAGAAAGCGCCTGTCGGCACCTGCTTCTCATCCTTCGGGATAAACCAGGCAGGCAGTTCAAAACCAATACGCCCGCGAATAAAAGCAATATGATCTGCATCTTCCGGCCACCACACTTCGCTGGTGGCAGCTTTGATCAGGAAAACATAGCGCCCGCCTTTATCACGCATGGCACTGGCATGCTTCATGATGTAACGCATGCCGGTGATGTATTGCCCCTCATGCTGACTGGCGCGGCTGTATGGGGGATTACCAAAGGCAGCACCTTTAAGCTCCGCAAGACGTTCTGACCAGTCATGCGCCAGCGCATTGTCTTCCGCCGTGTAATACGCGGCACATTTGGCGTTATCACCGTCAGTAAACAGATCCAGAACAAACGGGCCAAACAGGGTGTTAATTCCCCAGAAAATGTTGTCCGGCGTGCGCCACTGATCGCCCACTTCCTTCAGTTCATGGGCTGGTTTGTTCCGCAGTTCCACCAGCGCCTGGCAATATTTATTACTCATTAAGCCCCCACGTAATTCCCTGACAGATACCACTCTTCACCCGATGCAGCGCGCTTGCTGCTTTTCCGTAAGCACCGCTCACGACGTGCCAGAAAATTGTTTCGTTCTTGCTGGGAGTGGCTTTCACGGAATGCCGCCATCCACACGGTTGCAGCACGACGGTATAAGCCCCTTGACTCCAGTTCTTCAGCCTGGCGGGTCAGGCACAAAATCACCCGTGGATCGTTAGTGCCGACATAGAAATTGCGCACAGGTCTGGTTTCACGAACTGGTTGTGGTTCCGGCTCCTGCGCTCTCTCAGTCAGGCGCGGGAAATGTCTGCGTGTATCTCCTTCACAACGGTGAGCCACACGCCCACTCTGACGTAACTTGCTTGCTGACTGCAGAACGCGCTGCCGTGAGTAACCTGCAAAAGCATCCGCAATGTCTCCGGAAGTACAGCCCGGATGGGCTTCAATGAATTTCTGAACGTCATTCAAAAGACCCATGCTCACCCCCTGAATCCTGCCGGGATCTGGCTGTAGTCCACGTTGTCGTAACTGGCTTTGAAGTACGGGTCCTCGCGTCTGGCTGCAGATACCGCAGGAACTTCCCAGGATTCTTCGAAATGACGATCCGGGCCAAAGAACGTGACAGCCTGTTTCACAAATTGTGTGCCGCTGTTACCCATCGCAGATACCCAGCCCGCGTAGCGTTTCACACCTGCCAGCATGGTTTCGGGTTTTACCCCCTCATTCAAACGGGCTTTCCAGGCTTTGAAGGCTGCAGATTTTGAATTGCCACCAGCACGTTTGGGGTATGCCAGCCATGCCTGCTCAAACTCCGGAGAGTATTCCGATCGGTTTGAACGAACTCGCACAGACTCATCAGCAGATGCACCAACAGCTATTGGTTCATTGACTGGTTCTTTGACTGGTTCAAAAGAGTGACTGGTTCTGGGTGAATCTCCTGCACTACCCCCTGGTGCAACTCCTGCACTACCTGGTGAATTTGCTGCACCAGATAGTGAATTATTTGCACTACCCCCTAGTGAATCTCCTGCACCATCAAGATGAAGGAGATAGATATTACTTGAGTTACCTTTTTCACCTTTCCGGGTGACTTTTTTTACCAGCCCGGACTCACAAAGGGCCGCAATATGATTCATCACAGAACGTTTGCTAATCTCGCACTGGTCAGCAATATGCTGGTAGCTGGGCCAGCACTCACCCTGATCGCTGGCATTATCAGCCAGCTTGATCAGAACCAGTTTTCGCAATGGATTACCCACTCGAATTTTCATCGCTTTAACCATCAGCTCCATACTCATGCTGCACCTCCGAGATGCTTCATGTTTTTTCCGGAGCGAAAGGCTATAAGCGGCATACTGACGCGGTAATTACGGCCCAGCGGTTCACAAATCACCTTCTGACATTCACGGTCAACCAGGCTAACACGTAGAACATGCCCTGCAGGCGTGGTGTACCACTGACCCGGACGAGGACAACGGAAAGTCTGATTGGTAAAACGTTTGAAAATATTCCGGATCATTTGCGCCCCCTTGCCTCTGAAGGGTTCAGCGACAAATTTATGAGGCAGGCCAGCGCCGAAGCATCATTAATATAGTCATATAAGCTAACAGCCAGCGGAGATTCGGCTTTTGCCAACATAGGATAAAGCTGCTGCAGCCAGACCTGATGAATTGATGAAATGTAGGAACAGAGAACGCTGGCGTTATGTGCAACGTCGCTCGGTACAGCGGGCTTTGAAAGCTGTTTCTCCATCTGGTTAAAGGCATTGATGTATGCCTCTTTGAACTGGGCAGCACGTTTACCAGTGAAGCCCATGGCAAGAAACGCAAAACCGTCGCGGGTGATTTGATAGCAAGGAAGTTTGCGAGTACCGCCGTTGGGCTGGCGTACCAAAATTGATGTCTCCGCAAAATTGCGGGCACAAAACTCTGGAGAACAATCCAAAATGCGGATCTTTTTCAGAACATCGTCATGACGTTTAGAGAAGAAGTCAGCAACAGCCAAAGAAGATGTAACAGCCTGACCATCAACGATGGCAATTTCAGGTTGAGAGAGGGTTGGGAGAGTAGTCATAGTGACAGCCCCGGTAGTCAGTTTTTTAGAAAACTCACCACATGGGACGCCAATCACAGAGGTGGTGAGACGTACAGGGTTGGCGTTACCGGAGACTACCGAACCCGGCCCGACCGAAGTCGGCCCTGTACGCCCCACCATAATTTGGGCGTAGCAATGCTCATGACACGAAAAAACCGCATGAGCGCGGTTATGCTCAGTAATCAATTTCAGGACGCCAATCCCGGCACCCGCTTTATAAGGTGCCGGTACAGTGTAACGTCCCGGAATTGCAGAATCAATATGCTGCTGGTCCTTCACACTCAACAAAATCACGCCTGAATTTCCACAAAGGACTAAAGCACTCATGCGGGTAGTCTTTGCGAAGATAGATAACGCGCTGTGTTTCTGGCTCCCAACGAATAACATGAACATAAAGTCCTCTTCCGTCACGAAACCAGCGGTTAAGTTCCTGCACAACTCGCCCCCCACAGTCAGGTAAAGTTCTCTGTGGTTACTTACAGCCAGGTGATTTGGTAATCTGCATTCATGCCGTAACAACAGGTGTGCAGCGACACTGACCACCAGCTGTTGCGACAAACGGTTATTTGCCGTTAAACTGTTCATGCGTTAGTTTCTCCACAGACACAAAACGCCACGACGCCCGGAGCTGCACACTCGCGGGCGTCACTCTTTTCTGGAGCGCAGAAAATTTTGTAGACCAGTGCCGCATGCTCCTGGAGCTTCGAAATTGACAGATACAACTCATCATTCATTGCTGTCTGCTCGTGTGGCTCCACTACCCCATCTTCGATTGCCGAACGAATCTGCTTTGAGTAACTCCCGATCTGTTCGATGACTTCCAGCAGGCGCTGGTTTATATCGGCGTTCTCTACTTCCTCAATGTCAGGAAGCGATACAAACACCCCACCAGCAGACTGTGCGACAGCATCCGCAATGTAGTGAGTGCCAGCCGCGCGCTGTAAAATCATTGCCCATCCCAGCGGGAAAATCTGATCGCCATCGGCACGAAGGCGATTGAATAAAGCGTTCTCTGTTACATCCAGCCACTCAGCTGCTTCAGCGTAACCACCCGGCAACGCCGCGATAGTTTTTCTGACCGCTTTCACGTACCACTCAGGCTGTTTTTCCACTTTCCAGTGATGCTTACCCACGGCTTACCTCCTTTTCCTGTGGTTTTAACTCATTCCGGTTTTGACTAGATTGAAAGCGAGCAGGATAGAGAATCTGCATTTCGCTGATTTCTCCCTTAAAAAAATTGGCCAGACGCTCTGCCAGATCGATAGATGGAATTTGTTCCAGTCTCTCAATACGACTCAGCGTCGCTGGATTAACCTGAACACCCGCAGCAACATGCTGCAAAGTAAATCCGTGCGCCTTACGCACATTTCGTAATGGTGATTGCATATAACCTCCACATATTGCGTGATAAGCATATTATTTCACGCAAATATTTTGCGCAAGTTGATTTGCTTAACGCGCAATAAAGAAATGTAATAAACGCATGAACATAGGAAATCGAGTCAGACAACTTCGCCAGGCGAAGAACATGAAAATCGCCGATCTCGCTGAAGCAATAGGAGTGGATGCGGCGAATATCTCACGCCTGGAAACAGGTAAGCAGAAACAATTCACTGAACAAGCCCTGAGTAATATTGCCAGGAGCTTAGGTGTTGATATTGCAGATCTCTTTACCTCAGACTTCAAAAGTAATACTGTATGTAAAAACAGTACTGGTGAGGATGTTGCGCAGGTGAAGGATGTATTCCGTATTGAAATGCTGGATGTCAGTGCCAGTGCGGGAAATGGCCTTATCCAGGGCGGTGATGTCATTGATGTGATTCATGCCATTGAATACATAACTGATAATGCTGTATCGATGTTTGGAGGACGACCAGCCAATCACATTAAAGTTATCAACGTTCGTGGGGACAGTATGTGTCCAACCATTGAGCCAGGAGATCTCATCTTCGTTGATATCAGTATCAATCAGTTTGATGGGGATGGTATCTATGTGTTTGGTTTTGATGATAAAATTTATGTCAAACGACTGCAAATGATACCTGACAAACTACTGGTGATTTCTGATAACCAGATTTACCGTGAATGGGGAATTACCAGCGAAAACGAACACCGGTTTATGGTCTTTGGGAAGGTCTTAATCAGTCAGTCACAAACCCTTAAGCGACACAATTAACCCCGACCTCCTCATCAATTAGCCACCAGAAGGTGGCTTTTCATCACCCATCATATTGCGCATCTCGCAACAAAACACTTGCATAATGCGCAATTTCATTTTATCTTTCTTTCCAGACCAACAAACAAGGTCCTAACAAAATTTGGTTGTAACACGGCGTATGGCACATGCGTCGTTAGCGGTCTGGGGACGTTAAAGGGGACAATCCACTCCTTGCTCGGGCAAACAAACCAGGTAGCCGGAATGTGCAAGTCAATGAGGATGCTGATAAGACGCCTAACCAGCGTGGCGATTCGGTTTGACGCCTGGGAAGAGACCAGGACGCAACGATGAGAGCATTGATGAGCAAGGCATAAGTGCTGGTTCAATTCCAGACAGTCCCATTCAGATGGGAGGGTTGGGCAGGGAAAAGGTCCGTTCGATTCGGACACCGGCAATGCTCTCAGCGTTGTGGTGAATGCGCAGGCTGATGCGCGAAAGACATTGCAGCTATTGCGGAAAAGAGCTGTTCGGCGGGGCAATCAAACGCCCGTGAGAGTCTGAAATAACCGCAAGCCGGAGATCAGCACCGGTCACCACAACAGCCACTGCTTTGGCAGTACCAGTTTGTACACTTGCTTCCGGCTGGTACCGCTCTTTTTACAAAACAGAGAAGAGCATCACCGGACGACGGGCTCATAACCCAATCCATCCGGGCGGCTGCCACCGCAGGTGTTCTTCTCTGTTTTGTGGAGAAACCAACCGACCTTGCAGGGTCGATATGATGAGGAGCAACAAAATGGCTAGCGAACGCAGTACTGATGTGCAGGCATTTATCGGGGAG